GTACAGTTACTGGTAGAGCAGGCGACAATACATTTGCTGTTGTTGCTGTTGGTGCTCAAGAAAACAGTCGAGTGGCTGGTTCTAAATTTGTTTTCTTAGGTGAAGAATACATTATCAGCACTTATCAACCAGAAAGTGTAACTAACGAGCCGTTTGCTAGATTAGTATTGAATAGACCATTAGCTGATTCTATTAATCAATTCGCTTCAAGCTATACAGTTAAAGCAGGCGTTGCAATTCGATCTAGTGGATCATTAGGAACATTAACAATTCGTATTTCGTTAGTTCGAGTTACCAGTCACGATTTGCTAGAAATAGGAACTGGTTCATACGCAGACACTAACTATCCAAAAGAAATTTACGGACAGTCTGTTAATGCACCGAGCCCGGATACAGAAACTGCAGAAAGAGATGTCGGACGATGCTTCTATGTAACTACTGATCAATTTGGTAACTTTAGAGTAGGACCATTCTTTGCAGTTGACCAAGGTACTGGTCAGGTTACATTCTCGGCAAGTATTGCTCTTTCAAACTTAGACGGTATTGGATTTAAACGTGGGGTACCAGTTAGTGAATTTTCAACGGATTCAGGATTCACTGATAATGCAACTGATACTGTTCCGACAGAAAATGCTACACGTATCTATATTGAACGTAGATTAGGAGTGACGCATGATGGTGGCAGTGTAATTGAATCACAGTTGTTACCTACACCTAACGGCGGCTTCATGGCACTAAGTGGCCAATTGCCTATGAAAGGTCAAATAGATATGAACGATTATACGATCGTAAATCTTACTGACCCGGCGAATCCACAAGATGCTGTTAACTTAAGAAGTTTAACTTTAGATAACTTTCAAGACTATGCAGGTTCTAATGTACAGGCCGGCCAATTCTTAGTACTTACTGGTGCTGGAAACACATTAACTAATGCTAGCATTACAGGAGATATAACCTTAGACCTGCGAACAGGTATTGATTCTACCATTGACAATATCGATATTCAAATCAATGCAGGTGTTATTAACAATGCCGAAGTCAGTGCATCTGCTGCAATTGTTCAAAGCAAGTTGAATATGACCATAGCAGCATCAGCTGCTGGATCACCAAGTGGATCTGCTGCAACTATTCAAGCTGCAAATGGACTGTCAAGTTTTGATACTGTATATTTTACAGTGACAAACGGTTGGGTAACCATTAAGACAAACGCCGTTACGTTAACTAATATATCACAGATAGCAACTAAAACTGTGTTAGGTAATTCTTCGCTATCAACAGGAAATGTTACTGCTGTGTCGTTCAGTACAGTAGTAGATGCTGGATTAGCTATCAAGAAGTCTCAATATTCAACATCACTGGGATTTTTGAGAAAAACTGGAGTAGATAATACTTCGGATGGTAGTTACTCTGTGATAGAAGGATCAGCAGGATCAAGTGCTAGTGTAGGTGCAAGCCAAATAATTGTACGTGATAGTAACGGAGACTTTGGTGGACGCATTATTGACATTAGTCAAGTTAAAATTGACACACAGGTTGCTGTAGATACTGCAACAACTGCTACTGGTGGTTACTTAAGATACTATGGATATAATACCGCAGGTGGTATTTTAATATCCGACGGATCTCTAGCAGCTGACAAGGCCACTAACTATTGGAACGATACTCATTACTTTAAAACACAGAATGGTGTAAGTGCTGCTCCAATTGTAGCATCTAGCATTCAAGTCACTGCTATTACTACAGGCGGAAATACAACGGCAGGTACTATCACAGGACGATGGACATTAACAGGTACTAGTCCGAACGAATCAAGATTGCAAGCAACTTACTCCGCTGACTTAGCTGAATACTACGAAGGCGATAAAGAGTACGATGTAGGAACAGTTCTTGTATTTGGCGGCGAGTTTGAAGTCACAGCTACTGGTACAAAGAATGATACCCGAGTAGCAGGAGTTGTTTCTAACACCGCTGCATTTGCCATGTACGAAGGATGCCCGGGACTTAAAAATCTAGTTGCCCTGCAAGGGCGTGTTCCGTGTCGAGTAGTTGGTCGCATTAAGAAAGGAGATATATTGGTAACATCAGGAATTCTAGGAGTGGCTATGGCTGCGGTAGGCGATGTTCGAGTCGGTACTGTAGTTGGTAAAGCACTAAAAGATTATGACAGTGACCATATTGGTACACTTGAAATTGCAGTAGGGAGAACATAATGGCATTTAATAACAACATAACTCCGGGAGCGCCTCCCTTACTATGGAGTAACATTTATGATGCATTTACATTAATAAATGAAAACTTTGACAGTTTAGTTGCAACAGTGGGTGACGGGTCTGGGTTAACTCCAATAGATTTTAGTACGTTAGATACAGATGTATCTCCCTCAACGGATAATTTGTATAGTTTAGGTGCTTCTGATTATGTGTGGAGAGCAGTGTATACTGGAGGCTACGTAGTTGACACTCCTGATGCTGCAAACGGAGTTTGGATTGGCGCTGCACATATCAAAGGAATCGAAACACACATCGATATTCCAGCAGGCTCAACTATTGATGGTGAATTGTTAATCGATCCAGCAAACACATTCTTTAAAATTATTGATGTTGATAATGGTAATAGTATAGAAGCACAGGGGTTTGGCGATACTGTTAAATTCTTATCCGGCGACGGAATTTCAATGTCAGTTGATTCTGCAAGCGAATCGATAACGTTTACCAACGAAGGCATTTTAGATGTCTCGGCAGGTATCGGAATTAGTGTTTCAACAACATTAGGTATCTCTACTGTTACTAATACCGGAGTTTTAAGTTTAACCAGTACCACTGCTCTTTCAAGTGGTAGAACAGCAGGTGCAGGTATTAACATCAATAACAGTACTGGCAGTGGTATTAAAATTACCAACGCCGGTGTTATTAGTATTTCGAGTGGTGTTGGTATTACAGTGTCGAGCGATGCAGCATCTGGTGACGTTACCATTACCAATAGCGCTCCGGCTGTTAACGCATATACTCAATTTGAAATTAACGGCGATAGCGGAAATAGAATTCAAGCCGATGCTGTCAGTGATGTATTGTACATTAACAGCGGAGAAGGAATTACGTTAACAAAAGATACAGTGACTGACACGTTAACGTTTACTGTCAATCCAGTATTTGATTTAAAAGGTAGTATTTTTGGCGACGACTCAACTAAGATAGTTGATGCTGTAGAAAATAAAATCTATTCAACATTCTTTGGTAATTTAACTGGCGACGTAACTGGTAATGCTGATAGATCTACAGTTTCAGATACGTTAGACATAACAAACACTGACGGATTAACCACAGTATATTATCCAACGTTTGTAGAAAATAGAGATGTCGGACAAACTGTTAGAGCAGACGTTGACCTATCGTACAGAACCGACTCTAATACACTAACTGCTATAAACTTTAGCGGCAATCTTACTGGTGCAGTCACTGGAAATATTTTTACCAACTTAATCGACAGTGCTGATAGTTCAGCCATAACAGTTACACCTGCAATAATATTCAGTAGTGACGTGTTTGTAGAAAATGATTTAACAGTAAGTCAACAGATAACTGTACAAGGTAGTAGAGTGATTAACTTAGCCCAATTACAATCAGTAGTTGCTGCCAGCGCAGACTTTACTGATTTTCAGGCTAGAATAGCAGCATTGGTATAATTGGAGCGATAAATGACACAACAAACGATTAATGTAGGTACAACTGCGAATGACAAACAAGGTGATAGCCTACGGGCAGCGTTTCAAAAGGTCAATGCAAATTTTACTGAGCTGTATGCTGCAACTTATACACCGGCAGTATCCGGAGATTGGTCAGGAACAGCGCCTACTACTGTAGCAGCAGCATTAGACAGAATAGCAGCAGCTTTAGGTCCAATTGCATAACGGTAAATACTATAAAGAGAGCGCATAATGACAGTACAAACAATTAATATTGGTAATCAAGTAAACGACGGGCTAGGCGATGATCTACGCACAGCTTTTCAGAAAGTAAATGCTAACTTTACAGATTTAAGTGCGCAGTTAACTATCACAGCGTCTAATGTTGGTGCAACTGGTGCTGGCGTTTTTAAACAAAAAGTTGGAACTGATCTAGAATTTAAAAATTTAGTATCCGGTACAAAAATATTATTAGACGAAACCGATACTGCTATTATTATTAATAATACAGAACCAGATGCTTTTATTAGATTTGATACTGATTCGGGTAGTATGTTGGCCAGTACACATCAACAGATTACATTAGGTGGGACTGCTGCTCCAGGATCAGTTACTAGTAGAAAAGATATCGAAGTAACTGTTTCGGGATCTTCCGTACTTTTTAAAACTATTATTCCTGTAACTGATATTTTAACATCTTATGATTTTGGATCTATTACCGGAGAGTTTGACAATGCAATGCAGTTAGTCTATGCTGCATCAAATATTGACTTTGGATTTATTACACTTCCCGGAACAGTTAGTTTAGATTGTGGCACCATTGTTTAAGGAGCTATCCAGATGATTACCTGGATTACACCAGTAGGCAGTTTAGGATTATTAACTGAACGTGTCAACATTACTATTCCGTTAGAAGCAACTTCTTCTGTTGGTGCCGTTACGTTTTCTGTAATTGCCGGAAACTTACCTAGAGGGTTACGACTTACAGGAAATCAAATACTAGGATCTCCTGTCGAGCAGCGTGTTTATACTGAAAGTAAATTTGTTGTTCGTGCTAGTGATGGTACTGATATTGAAGACAGAACATTTATTTTAGGTGTTGATGGCTCTGATCAACCTGTATGGTTGACTCGAGAAGGATTTTTAAATGTTGGGCAGGGCGAGGCATATTTTGTTTTAGATAATGCACAGGTTGATTTTCAATTAGAAGTTGCTGATCCTGATTTAATAGCAGGCGATACATTAACATTTTATCTAGTTCCCAACGGAGGATTACTGCCTCCTGGATTAAGTCTCAGCAGTGATGGTATTATATCTGGATTTACGGATCCTATATTTGCTCTTGAGTATACAGGTAGTGTCTATGGCGGGTATGACACTGCACCATTAGATGTTACCCCGTT